CTTCCAAAGAAGACTACGTTATGCCAGTCAGCCTTCTTGTATTCTCCCCAACCTGACTCAGTTACCATTGAAACCTGAGCAATCTTGCTATCATTCTTTGTGGTTCGTATTACCGGATCCTTCCATACGTTACCAACTAAGATTACTTTATTAATACCTTTCATTACTTTCTCCGTGTTTACTTTTACGTTTATATACTTTGCCAGATGGCACCACTATAGACTTATTAAACTTATAAGCATGCTTAGCCACTGGATTATTCTGCTTGTCCAAATCTTTCTGGCCAGTATTTTTTGACATTCTTCCATACCTCCAGTGAAGACTCAAAGATTGTCCAGTATCTATCGAGCTCCTCCTTCCCCCACTCATGGAACACTACAGTTCCAGGATTGTTTGCGCTAATGAATACGTTTGCAATCCGTTTAGCAGGAGCAGGGAGCGCTCGCTCATAAGCAATCAACTGATAGGCCATAGACTCGTAGGCTAGCTGCTTGCTACCAGTAACAAACTCTTTGGTCTTAAAGTCAATGACCCATTCATCTGATACCAAGTCTATCATACCACCATAACCTTTCTGTAGATTACATACTGTCTCTTCTGATCTCCACTTCTGTTCACCACAGTTTATTTTTAATAGTGCATCTACTGCATTAAAGATATCAGCATCTGCACCTGAAGGCTCTAACTCTTTCTTAAAGCAGGACTCTAACATATCATGTATTCTACTGCCCCTGAAAGATGCCTCCAAAGTTTCCTTCTTACTCTCTTCAATTACCTTAGCCTTCCATACATCAGAGCCAATAAAACTCCTGTCTACTATAGCAGCAGCCTCAATAGTTTTATTGATCTTCCATGTATCAAGCCCTGGTTTTGCTAAAATATCCAGGATAGATGTAACAGATGGCATCCATCCATGTTTCCTAGCGTCTCTCAGTGTTGTTGCTCTGGTCTTTCCATTCTTTCCTTTAACGAAATGACAAGGCTTCCCTTCTCTGTTATACCAATGCATTATATATTCCTGTATCTATAGATTCCTGTTATTCCTTTTGAATAATCCCACTCATCTCCTACTTTGTCCATACCTGACATCTCTTTCTGATTGCAGTACATCCAATTAGTTTCATTAAATTTCCGGAAGGTAGAATGATAAATGTCTCCATCCATCTCCTCGAACTCGCTTGAAAATTCAGATGCAGCATCTAAAAACTTTGTTCTTGCTGCCTCTAAAAGTAGAAGGTCGTAACCTCTCTCCTTCTTGTTCTTATTTCTTACTTTCATTTTTCTTCTCCATTAGTTCATCGAATCCTTCTGGTGTAGCCCATACAGCAGGCTTCTTACTCCTGTCAAAGCAACTTGGATGATATAAATATCTCCCGATTCCAAATAAAACTGCCGCCCTTTTTAATGCGTCAGATATTCCTCCCTTCTCTCCTTCAATGTTAGAGTCTCCTGCTCCATCAGATTTAGTAACCCATTCCTTATCTATCTTAACAGATAATTCACAGATCATTCGATCACCTATCCAATTGTATTTAGTCTGCCAATAGGCAGTACCAACAGCCTCATCCAGTCTGTCCATTACATCCCTTGCTGTAATGTATGCCAGTTCAGTTCCACCACCACCCTTACGCCAACGTATCTTTCCTACAGGGAATGGCCTCTTGAATGCCATCTCTAATTTATCCATTAGATTCTCCTGGTTTCTTTAATGTACTCCTCAAATCGGAAGTAATCCGACTCTCCCTTTTCTTTTTCTATCTTATCTAGCCACTGTTCATACTCCTCCTTGTACTGTTGCTCCTCAAGCAACTGCTGCTGTTGCCACCAGTCAGGTGGATCTTCTTCATTCATAGTATAGGTACCTCCCGGCTCATTGTAGTAGGGTTATAGAATCCAGCCTCAATTAAAACCGCTTCAACTCTTTCCATATACTCAGCAAACTGAGTAATATTTAAACTGGATGTTTGAACTGCTACCTCCACCGGCTCCCCCTTTAGATTTGAAATTGTATTAGTTCCCAATACCTGAACAGACATTATACCATGTAACTCATTCGTGGTGTACCCTATTTCATTAGCAGCCTCCCTAATAATATGCCAGTACCTATTGTTCTGGTCAATAGATCGTTGGTTCTTTTTGCTATACGGTTTAATAACAATATCATATGGCTCATCCTCAAGAGATAGTTGTTTTATATAATCAACACATGTATTCTTTGAATGTATATCATATAATTTAAATCTCTTTGTCTTCATTTTTTCCTCCATTCTATTATACCACACTCGAAAGCACGGCCTATTGTTTGTAGACACCACCTCATCTGAGTCTCCTTATCTATCTTTCCATTGTGACAGTCAGCATGACAAGTATAGCACACTGGCAATGTGAAATAGTCTGGCGCTTTCCTTCCCATACCTGCACCAAGGACATTTATTCTAAGGTGGTGAGCCTGGGAATCATGACCGCAGTATATACATGGCTGATCTGCTACCCATTCCAAATACTTCCTGCTCTTCACTTGACCCTCCTGTATGGATTGAATATCTTTTGTAGTTCTAGCTCCCACTCTTCTATCATAGGTAGTATAGTATTAAAATAATTATATTTAATATGTACATCAAACATATGCCTACTCTTATTTAAATATACCCCCCTACCTCTATCAGACATAGACTTTCTTCCAAAGCCTAAACATAAGTCACACTTATACATCTTGTCTAGTATAATAACATCCTTTCTTCCATTACATTTAGGACAGGTAGAAGGATTAGTCATCTCTTCTAGCGCAAGACTTATGGTGTTATATATATCCTGATGAGATATGGCCTTATTCCATTTAAGATCAATTGCCTTTTCAAATAGTGGACGAAGAAGTTTAACTTTCCATCTCTTTTCTAGACAATACTTATACCTCCCATAAGATGCAGCCATATCACTGGCTTTGGCTAGGGTAGCAGCTACCTCCTCCCAAGGTAGGCCACCATTAGGATTCCAAATACTATTTGGTTTGATTGTTAAATGCTTAAGAGCTTCTAGGCCCGACATTGAATATACCTTTATATATTGTTGCTGTTGGTTCTTTATTACCCATTAGTAATCCAGTTTCATAGTAGTTATTGTATGCTTGACAAGCAAGTTTCTTTTCATAACATTCACCCCAGTTAACGCAAGGAATACAAGGAGACTCTTCAGCCGCTATTGCTCTTGCTAAGTTAAAGTATTCACGCTTCATTAATATTTCCCCCAGTTACCACCATATAGATTTGCTTTTGCATTCTTAACCTTCTCTTTATCTGAGAGTTTCTCCCTAAAATCCTTAGCCCTAAAGACTATTAGTGTATCATCAAACGATGCGCCATTCTCTTTAATGAAAACAACTGGTGTCTTCCCATCTCTTGAGGATGCTACCGCTTGTTCCATTGCTTCCTTTATCCAACCTGGTATAGACTTACGATACTTACATTCAATAGATAAGTAATCACTAGTCACATCAGGCGCACTACCTCTTGTCCTCCCTGTTATAGGGACACGAGACGCTGTATCTCCTATCTCTGTAAGAAACTCACCAACCCAGCGCTCAAACTTTTTCCATGTCTTATCCATAGGTGGGTGGTATCTCCTTAGTTGCTAGTGATGGTAAATGATATGTACCTAGCCTCCAGTTATAACTTAGTTCCTCTACACCATTCTTTCCATCCTGTCTAAACCTTATCTTCTGAACATGAACCTGAACGATACACCCTTTAGATTCTGGTGTCATGTCACGCCATATTACTATACCATTGTCAGACTTATCTCTCCATCTAGCAGAGCCACTGATATCATACAAGGTTGGTATTGGTAACTTTCCTTTCACATCTCTATACATCTTAGCAGGATGAGCAACAACCCAAATATGTATGCCATATTTCCTACCAAACTGACGTATTCTTTTTAATGCTACGGAAATATACTCTGTCTCTGTCTGTCCATTCTTTCTAACATGTTCAAGTTCGTTCCAAGGATCTATCACTAAACCACGTATCCCTTTTGTTAGCACCAGGCGCTTTGCTGCATCTAAAATTACATCAATAGACCATTCCTTATCATCATCTGGAAGAATCCAAGTGAAGTGTTTTGTTAGCCAACGCTTCCCATCTTCTAGTTCTTCCTTGTTCATGCAAGGAGTAGGCCCATCAAAGAATGGATGACCAATATATTTCTCTAATACCCTAGCCATATGGTCTTCAAGTGGTTGATTCTCTGGAGAAAATACTGCAAAGTTCCACCCCTCTTTCTTTGCTATGTTCACCATCATAGAGTCAAGCCAGTTTGATTTACCACTACTAGGTGTGCCTGTTATTACTGTAAACATTCCAGGCCTTACTCTGTAAAGGTTATCTACGTTTGACCAACCAGTGCTGACACCCTTCTCTACCTTTCCCTCATACAATCTATCAATTGAATCGGATAGATTAGATGCATCATATGTTCCTGCTATAGGATAAGGCTTGGCATGTTCTATACATTCAGACAGCACCGTCTTACCATACTTAACTAGAACATCATTAGCATCCTTGCAACCTTTAGGCCATACAACTCTATAACATTTATCTCTTCCAATCCTGCGAGACAGCTCATCCTCTAGTTTATTTCCTGGGCCATCATTATCTACTGCTATAATAAATCTAGAAACATTATTAAATTTCTCTGTATGTAACCAAGGATCATTAAGGTAATCAAACTTACTAGAATAATCTGAGCTGTTAACAGGAGGGGCACCGTCCGGCACTGAAAGACATGTCCTAATGCCTGCCTCCCATAAAGAAAGTTTATCTATCTCTCCTTCTACTATAACACAATGTATATCATCACCAGTTATGTCATCAATTCCATAGAAGCCACGTTGTGCGCCAGCCTCCAAGCGAAAGTTCTTATGAGAATCCCTATACTTTACATTGATTAACTCTCCATTTTTATAGTAAGGAAATGCTATAGACATAGATAAAGATTCTATTTGTGGCATGTATACTTTGCGCTCACTCACCTTCGTCTCGTCTAAAGTTGTTTCGCTTATGCCCCTGTCTGCAAACCATTGAACAATAGTTGGCCTAAGTGCAGTGATAGGAAGAGGCTCAGGTTTAATGTACTTTGGCTTATGCCAGTGTAAGGATGGTGAGCCAACCTTATCATTACCGTTTGCTAAACTTCCTGCCCAACCACAGTGATGACACAACCATATACCATCATCAATATTAACTGATAAGCATGGTGCTTTCTTTTTCTTACGCTGTGAAGAGCAACTAGGACACTGAGTATTAACCTGGCCAGACGTATGTCTAGTTGGTATACTAATATTAAAATCACTAAATGTTTTCATTTGTTTTCCTGTTCTTTATCCATTCATATACCGCTGATTCAAGTTCTTCTTTGGTATGAAATTCTCTATCATCTACATATCTATATGTGATACTGTCTGATACCATGAACTTCCATCTCTTACCATCAGCGGTACGGTTTCTCTCCACTCTATGAGTGTCATCCCCTTCTATTCTACCAAACATAAAGGCTGACCCCTTTCCCCATTCAATCTTCATCCTGCACCCCAGGGATGGATGTCTTTGGTTTAAATCCTAGTCTCTCCTTTGCATCCTTTAATTCTCTATGAGCAAGAAGCAATGAAATCGCTGCGTTTACCTCATCCCAATTAAGGTTTATTGCTTTAGAAAAAGGATCTTTCTTTACAAGACATAATCCTTCAGTCATCTCAGTATTAATATACTCTATTTCTATTGACATTTAATTTCTCCTATATATATTATACCACACTCAGTTAACATAACCAAAAGGATTGTTATCTGTTGATTCCATTATATCATACGCCTGGATCAAGCCGAACCCTCTCATCCTAAGACGAGTCATGTCTGTCATGATGGTACTATCTCTTCCATCGTCTACACTACATGATGCCTCATCTAGAAGATCTATAAGTATATCACAGTCCTCTTCTGTAAGATCTACATCACCATTAAACATTTTTATTTGCATTTGAATTCTCCCTCATCTTTCTAAGGTTGGGTCCAACACAACTGTCCGGTATATCAGAGCAGATACTAAGTGCAAGATCTCCTGCCTTATTCATATCAATATGGTCAGCAAATCTAACAACATGTAACTTTCTTATTAGACCGGAACTAGGTCCTTTATCCCCCCATATAGAAGGCCTATGCATCTCAAGAGCCATATGAAATTTGCCTGTTGAAATGCCTCGAAAGGTTGCATATAATTTATTATAATCAATACTAAAATCATTATCAAGCCGGGCCTTTGTCATCTCTCTGAAATGCTTTGGTTCTAATTGGTCCTTCATTGGTTTATCTTCAGCCCATTTCTTCTCCCCTCTATCTATTTTCTTACAACCCTTTACTGAACCATCTGCTTTAAGAGTTACCAGGTCTCTAAACTTCTCGTATACTGTTGTTACATCATAATTTCTACGCCTTACATCATTATCTTTATCATATATAAAAAATATTTTATCTCTCTGCTCATAGAAGTGTACACTTTCCGGAAGATAACTAAGAAGATTGGTAACATTTCTCTCCCAATAAAACCTGTGATACCTGCTAGTGCTTAAGTCTATATCAATATCTCCATTGTTATAATATTTTATACGAGACTGTTGCCCCTTTCCTTCCTTGTCTTTACTGTGCGATGGAGTATTATGATGTGTTGTATCAGCCATCAAAGCATACCCGTCCTTCTCTTTCAAGAGATACAATCCATCACCCATCCTGCATATACTAACTTCAAAGTCATGAAACTCTTTGACATCAGCAAGACTTTTGAATTGTGTTCTTGTAAAATCATCGTAACATATAGTCATTACATTCTCCTAGTCAATGTTAATTACTTCTCCGAATGGACAGTTCATACTGCCATTACCACCGTAGTTAACCCATATCACTGGGTAATCTGGCTCATACATAGGAAAAGATCCATACATATCTGTGAAATATATTAACACAGTAGGATCTTCATCCGTCTCAACAACCCAATCAAACGCAGGCTCAAAGGCTGTGCCTCCTCTTCCTGATACCTCTAATGCAGTAGGCATATCATCTTTGGAGAATCTTTTCACACTGTTAACTTCAGTATCAACATCCAATACTATAACCTCATCAACATCAAAGTCGTCTACTATACAAACAGTTTCCGACCACGCTTGAATCAATAACTCAGTACTCATTGATCCACTTGAGTCCACTACAAAGATGATCTTACGCAGTCCATCAATCTTTATACAAGATGGAAGATATAGTCCTTGTCCTATAAACTTGCGAGCAGGCCTTCTCCATGAGTGGTCGTTACGCATTGGCTCAGAAGCAAGTGCATATAACCTGTCCCTCCAGTCTACCTTTGGACTTCGTATCTCATCTATCAGTTCCTTGAAGTGTCCAGGTATTGATCCTCTATTCTTACATGAGTTTGCTGCTGAGATAATCTTAGTCTTCCATTGATTCTCCATCTCAGAATTGTCGGCATCACTGCCATCAGTGCCATCTGTAAAGTGTCCCGTACATGGCATCTCCTCAAGAGATACGATAGATATTTTCTTTGCACCTTTCTTTATATCTTCATATACCATGTCAGTATTCCAGGCACCATCATACTTCTTATCTAACAGAACATCTTCCGGTGGCTTCATGCCCTCTTTAACAAGGACATTATTGATAACGTAATCTCCTGCTATATTCCATAGCACAGGGTCACGATTCATTCTCCTTGTCAAGTGAAAGAATGCTGGATGCAATACCTCATGCGCTAACACAAACTTTAGTTCGTCCATGCTAAGAGTGTTAAGGAAATCTTCATTGTAATATATAAAGGTTCCATCTGTTCCGAACGTTGGAATGGAATCATTCTTCTTTATTCCCATACCTAATAGTATGTGTCCAAAGAATGGGAAGTCCATCAACACGTGGGACTTTGCTATCTGTATCTTACGATCCGAATCCATACAGTTTCTCCATTGCTTTATAAGTTTCTTCGTCACTGTCTAACATTTTAATCACAACATAAGCATGACTGATAGCCTCCTGCTGAGCGTGTTCATTACCCCTGAGACTAGCAGGAACAAAAAGCAAATGCTCTTTCATGTATCTTTGTATATCATTTATCTTCTGGTCACCTGTAAAATTTAGATCAACCATTATACGAATGAGATGAGTCAATCCATCCAGTCTAGATTCACAAATTCTTGGGCTATCTTTATCAAGGATACCTATTAAGCCATTCATTTCATTGCGAATTTTATTGTATAGAGATTGAACCGATGCTTGCATGCTCTCGTTTATACTACTCTCTACCTCCTTGCGTATACCTTGAGCCTCTAACTCACTAAGAGATGTTAAGAATCCCATGCTATGCACATCAGGTATAGGTCGCATGAATTTCTCCATCTTAAACTTACCTATAAACCTTTCAACGTGTGGGTAATCCCATTCCCTAAACATGCCGCCACTATCGTTGAGTCTTTTCCTGGCCTCATCTAATGCCTCCTTATACTTGCCAAGTCTAAGTTCGTTAATGCTAGAGTCCCAGTCTGATGTTGCCTTACGCCACACTTTTGCAAAGTCCATGATCTTAACGTTAGGTAGGATGTACATCTTATCATTCTCGTGAAGATAAGGTAACGTAACAGACTCGATCTTCTTTTCTACTGTTCTCTTGATGTCAATGAATGGTCTAAGGTAGGAGATTGCGATAGCAATCTTGTTAAAGTTACCAGACTGAGCGCGTCCACCGGTTACACTATAGTCATCAGCAACCTTATCTGATATTGCTTTATCTACCTTACGTCCAGACGGAATAGAGAATGTAGCGTGTAGCAATACTGCTTTAGTTTGTAGTGTCATAATATTATCCTAGTACGATGTCAACATTTTCCATAGCCCACGCACCAAACGCCTCTGTCTCTGCAATCTCAGGCTTAATCTTACGAGCCTCAAGTATGCTAGTAACAGAGTACTCAGCAGGCATCCTCTTTAAATACTCCATAACATTAACCATGTTATCAGGTGTCATCCAGTGCGCCAGGGATACGGCGATAGCGTACTGTGCGCTTGGATGCTCCGGAACCATAGTCTTTTTGGGTTCCTTGATACACTTCTCTGGATCAGGCACTTGATCTGCTACCTGCTCATGTGCTGTAAACTCAGCAGCAGCACCCTCTCCTACCAGTGAAGCATACAACTGGAACTTGATAGACTTATCAGGATTTCCCTGCCTAATAGCAGAAAGTCTTTCCCAATTCCTTGGTGAAGGCCAAGCCCAGTTACTCGTACCTTTTTCTGGCCTCTTATGCATAAGATTAGAGTGCATCTTAAGGAACGATGTAACAATAGGATCAACACCCTTGCTAATGAAGTGCGTCTGCAACTCAGCAGAATCGGCGACCACTGTCACATGCATGAACCTATTCTGTAACGCATAAGATAGACCACGGTTTACACCTCCGTGCTCTTTCCTATTCATCATGGCACACATATGCCACCCTTCAGGGAATATATAACTTCCAATCTTGCGCTCAAGTATCAGTTGTTGCGTTGCTACCAGGGTTGCAGGAGGGCCATCGCCAAACTCATCCATAGCAAACAAGCCTGTCGGCCCATCACGCTCAGCGTTAGGAAGAAACTCAGGAGTAATGAACCTAGTAAATCCATTCACCTCCTTTGGTATGCCCATAAAATCTACAGGTTCCTTGCTTGCGAGCCTGCAATCCATATACGCACCAAGTTTTTCCCTACCAGTCTTCTCTGTTTCTTCTGTCTTGCCTATGCCAGACTCCCCCGCAAACAACACAGAGATCCTATGTTTAATAGCCTCTGATAGTATGCCAGAGATCTGACCAGGTGTTATAGTAATATCAGCCATAATAATGCCTCAGTTTTTTGAGTTNGTTAATGGATTTTGNAGCATAACATTCAAAGAAATGTACTTATTACCCTTAACATCCATTGCAATAAGGGGTGAATTGTCACCTATACCAAGACGATGAACAACAATAGGCCTGCCATCTTCATGACATTCCTCCATAGGTATCGCCAGCCCACAGTATTCCTCAAGGGTTTGGTCTTCACATACATTCATCTTGTATATCCTCCCAATCTTTACCAGTGTCTTCATGATCAGAGTCTAAATTCTCTTGATATAATCTCTCAAGATCTTCATTAACAGAAGGCTCCATCATTTCCAGGTAATGCTCCTCTCTCTTTTTGTCCCTGTCATCCATCTTTTTTACAACATGGACAAACCTGGCATCTCTGCTTGATAGTTTATTGCCGTCCATTAGAGTACCGTTAAAAGTAAATACCATTACACTTCTCCTAGATGCATCATAAGGCTGATGCGTTGCCTACTCCGCTAGTTTAGCAGAATTCTTGACCGAATACCACGGCCAAATCATATCTATATCAAAAGACTTTACGGTATGCTCCCCTCCATCATCATCAGTTACATACACCTCTACAAGTTCGTCTTCATCCCATAAAGAATCAACATAATGATACCAGGTACCCCTAACTAAAACCATGTCACCATCTGATAGCCTGGGATTCACACTCATATTTTAATCCTCCCCTTCAGCACTGCTACCTCATCCTTGATTCTATTGTACTTTTTAATCTCATCAGGCCCTGATTCACTAAGCCACACCTTCAGATCCTTCTCTCTCTGAGCCAGTGCTACCTTGCGCCTGCTATTTACACCGTGTTTTTTCATGATTACCTCCAGTTTTGTGGGATAATTCCCAACATAATGGGGCAGTTGCCCACTAATCTCCGTAGATTTTCATCAAACAGTACAATAATCCAATGCCAATCACCCAAAGCAACGCTGTAAAAATGATATCATCCATCAAAAATCTCCCTTATCAACTTGGAATACATGGAGTCCGTTAGTTCTCCACATCTCAACAACACTATCACGATCATCAAATGCTATAGTAGGATTGTATCCCATCATCATCATATCGGATAGCATCATTTCTTTCACAACAAAATCAGGCATATATCTTTGATCTAAATCCCTAAAGCAAGCCAGGTCATACCTCACACCTGCCTTACCTATCTGATCGAGCGTCAAATCCTTGTCACTTTCAAGGCGACCAGTAGAGATGATGATCCTATGCCCTGCATCCTTTAGCATCTTGGCCATCATAACTACATGCTCATTGGGAGTATCATCTACCATCTTCTGTCTAAATGACTCCCAATCTTTCTTCTTCCCTTCCAGATAATGACGGCGATGATTCATATTCATCAGCGTACCATCCACATCAAAGATAATGTCAGTCATCACATCTCCATTGCTTTGTTAATAAAATCAATCACTTGGGTTACATCCAAGTGCCCTATTACAACATCATTGCTGTATTCAACACCTTTAACGTGGATTCCTGTTGGATTCTCACTAGTCCAGGCCATAACTTCAGCAGTTTCAGAGCCCCATTTCGCGCGTTTAGCAGGCTCAAAGATATCAGTCTCATGACTCCTTGAGCAGTAATTTCCAGGCCCCCACTGAACAGAAACCTGCACACCATTAGGTAGGATCATATGAAATCCCTTATTCATAGTAGATGTAAACATAACTATTCTGCCTCCCGTCTTTCTCTTTCAGCACTGAACTTTTCATAACACTTTTCACAGAGAGTGTTGCATAATTTAGTGCTTGTATTGTACACAACGAAACCAAAGAAATGCTTTTCCGCATGTGCGCACTCTTTACAACTGTCAGCCATAATCCTTCTCCTTGTGATACCAAGGTGGGTGATTCGGTAACTTGAATTTACTTTCAAAAACACCTTCCCAATACCTATTCGCATATGCCTCTGCTGAAAGATAACAGTTGTCACATAATTCTGGTATTTCATTGTCACCCGCTGTGGCAGACCATTCATAACCACAATCGGTACAAGTCCACCGTCCATTGATTTCTTTAAGCATCAGCATTACCTCCTTTTAGGTTTGTCCTTCTTAAAATACCGCTTCGTAAGCCATTGATTTTAAAGGCATAATACTATGCAAAAATTGCTCTGCGGTAGGGGGGTACTGTAGATCAATTAAATGGGCCTTTTTAAGTCATGCCCAGGACTAGTTGCACCTTCCCGCATCATCCGTCATACGGGTAGTTTTTTTATACCGTCTTTCGACTCGTTCAATGGTGCAATAAAATTAAATGTGAGCAGTTATTTAGAAGAGGTTACTACCCCTATTCTACAGTCGTGCTCAGGACTGTTTGCAGGTCGCTAAGGTATCTACTGTGTATTGTAGACGTATAGCACCTCAATTAAGAGATTCCTCGTTGGTGTTACAGTTCAGAGCCGTCAATGGCAAGGCCGTAAGGCGGATAAACACCTGCAATAAAATTAAATGGGCCTTTATTTGCAGTCGTACCCAGGACTGTAGAAGCACCTACTAAGGTTGTTCCGATACGGGAATACCCCGATTTACATGGCCTGTTCGGAAGGGTTGATAATGGTCGTCACATATGGACGCTCTTTTACCCTTTGACGTATCGCAAACCAAGACATGCTCGTACGTTCCCGCACTTAGCCTTGGATTTATAAACTTTCTTATTTTACGTCACCCCTAAGTCATTTAATGCCGTTGTTTGACTGGACAGCCCTAAACCCACGGCATAACAAAGCGTTCGGTGCTGTCGATAGTTTCAGATTATATCAGAATCAAGCCTTTTTACTCCAGTCATGCTTAGGACGAACAATCTGCTTAGAGGATTACACCTTTTCAGATGTAATCGCCCACAACTATGCTACTTCTGCAAGAATTGGCTGGCCAAGACCTACTTCTTTCATGGTTGTCTGCAAGGCTTCAAACTCTGCATAGGCATCCACGATCTGAAGTTTGGCATCGTCAACATTGTTCGAGATGGCTTTGTTAGCCTGTCGTAGCACCTTCTTCAGGAGCCAAGACGGGACTTCTTCGCCAAGATCAAACTCATACCAACGTTCGGCGGACAGTCGATCCAGGGGAAACTCAGGATTACCTTCACTATTCTTCGTGAAAGTAGATTCCTTCGCCTTCTTGAATCGGACATTCTTCGAATCCCAGTTAAGACCGCAAGTCTCGGTGATGTAACCAATCAATTTCTCTTTCTTGACCCCATCACACTTGGTTAGACCTGCGGATAACTTGGTTAGGTATGTACTATCACCATGCTCGTAATAGTGCCATGCGGAACTAACTACCAACTCGTGAACACGATCCTGCATTTTCAGGATTGAATTCACTGTACTTTTGATAGCAGAACCTAACTTCTTACCTTCTTTAATGATATCCATAGTCGGACAATCTCCGTTTAGTTGCGGATTACGAATGTAATCCTCTAAACAGACTGATTATCGCCGTAGACCTGTTGCCCTACGCGCTTAACTCCCATACCCCTACACCACGAAAATCTGCGTCTTAGTTAGCCCGTCCCTAGCGTAAACCCCCGGCAATACTAGTTTTTCGCCCTAACTTACAGCCAATCGTGTACAAATCCTGTTTCCAGGTTGGTCACTCTAAATTGCATCTCACAGAGTCTAGACTTCGTTATCCTCGTGGATATACACTGGTCGTCAGTACGTTCTAGTACATCGGGCAAGCCCGGCACCAATTCCCGCTAAGACTCACAATACGATAGACCAAAGGTACATGAGTTTCATTACCACTTGACTCCTAGACGTTCTTTAGCGTCCGCTAGGTCGGACTAGACTCCTTGAAAATAAGGTGAAATTGCTACTCTGCCCCTCTGTTATAAGTAAACCCTCTCGAATACTTGCAAGTATCGGAGTAGGCCTTTCTTAGGTAGCGTTCATAGCACTACATAATCACCTCAATTTCAAACAGTCTACTACACTACATTATTCGAAACCTTTTAGCAATAGGGCGTTATACTAACCGCCCCATGACTAACTTGTTGCGAACTTCAGACGCTCTTTCGCGCCCATGCTTCGAACGGCTCGCACAACGTCAAGGTTGCACTTGGGCTTTTGAAGTCTAGGTAGCCGGGATACCGGGCGATTTCTACGCGTCCGATCCTTTATCCTAGGCTTTTCAGCCGGTACACTGGCAATTTGCCTTATTTGCATTGATGTGTCGTGTTGACCATCACAACGCAATCTTAGCGCATTTTCAGGTACTTCCATTCGAAGCCCCTTGTATAATATATACATAGCGACTCCTTTATTGTGGCTGGGCCAGTCGCCCAAACCATGCATTTAATATAGCAAATCCAGCCCCATCTGTCAACTTGACACCTATATAAGCCTTTTATTATAGTCAAAAATTCGAACATTAGACTTTTGGAAGGTACTCCGGCGAGGCGGCTCGGGCGGCCCAAGTCTGGGAGTCCCGGTTCCTACCCCCATACATATAAATAAAAAAAAGAACACTAACAACACGCCAAGCTTTCTCCTAAAGTATTGTATTGCACCATTTTGGTGCGTATCTGTGGTGGATTTGCTAATGTAGGTGTGTAGGTACCTACAGAATGGATGGGAATGTCGTAGTTATGTAAGTGGATGTCGTGTGGTATTTGAGTATTAAAGTCTTATATGGTGAGTATTACGTCCTTATGGGAAGTTCGTTGGAGGAGAGTCTATATTTTATGGTGTTCTACTATATGAGCGCTTGGCTTAGCGGGCAAATATAGGATCCCAAATTTTTTTTGAGGGTATATTTTCCATGAAAAAGTTATACACAAGTTATCCACAGACTTATCCACAGGTAAAAAGAGGCTTAAGTCTATGATTCTAAAGGGAGAATGGAAAGTTATCCACAGGTGAGGCCCTCCCTTATTATAATAAGTATGTTAATACTACTATATAATAAATATATCTTTATCTATACCAGTATCTTTATCTATATCCGTATCTGTATCTTCTCTACTCTATATCTAGTTAGACCATTTAACAAATATTTCACTAATATTGTTAAAATTTTTGCTAAAATATAAAAATCCGCCACGAGAACCCCCCAATATGGTATAATGGTAGTATGAATCAAGGGGCTCGTACCGGCAACTTCTCCCTCGATTGAGGATTCCTTCTCCCTTCTAGCTGGTACGGCCCCGCTAACAACCAATAGGTATCTGATGGCTATCAACCCAGTAAAGCGCAGAGAGGGTAAGGTCGTACATAACACTGTATGGACCACTCCCAATAAAAAGAAAGTAATTGAACTTTTTGCTAATGGCTCTACTGTGGTAGAAGTGTGTAGGTTTCTTGGTGTTCATAAATCAACCTTCTATCGTTGGTTGAAAGACGAAAGGAAGAAGGATTTCCAGTATACTATTGAGCTTGGTATCCAAGCATCTGAGGCATTCTGGATCCAGGTAGGTAGAGATAACCTGGAGAACAAATCATTTAACACATCACTGTATGCGTTTATGATGGTGAATAAGTTTAACTATCGTTCCACCTATTCCAAGCAGGAAGTAGAAAAAACTGAAACTAAGAAGACTATTGTGGAAGTCAAGAATGCAGTAGATGTTAAAGAAATAATGGAAAAGAGAGACGCAAGTATGGAGGAGAAGCCTGAGCTTCTTAATTAATATGCCTAAAGTCGGAACTAAAAAATTTGCTTATACCAAAGCTGGTATGAAGAAAGCTAAGCTATTCTCTAAAACATCTGGCAAGAAGGTTCAGAAGAAACCTATGAAGGGTTACTGATATGGCTGGCGTTGCAGAAGGTCCTCATGGCGGATCAATGGGGGTTTCTGGCCCAGGCACTTCAGGAATGGAAATGGGTGATTCAGGAAGTAGCGCACAAAAAGGATATGACTACGGATTTGGAGGGGCTGCATCTGATACCAGCACAATGGAAGGGTTTAGAGCGGCGCTTGCAAGAGCTTTAGGTCAAGTTACACAAGAACAGAAAGATTCTGCTGTAGAAGCTCAAAACAATTTAGACGCTAATAACAGAGCTATGGCGGCAGCGGTAGAGGCTAGAGATAAAACCCAGAGAGAAGCAAAAGCACAGAAAGAACGTGAAGCGCTTGAGTCCGAGATTGACGCTCTTATGGATAAAACGAACTTTGAAGTTCCAGGAACTAAAACAACTCCCACTGAGTTTGATCCACAAAATCCATATGACTATGAAGATGTAGACGTAGTAATAGATGATTCTTTTTTTGATGAAGATGAAACTGGGCTTGTGAATCCTAACTTCAACTTTCAGGATCGCGGCTATGACCCTAATATGGAAGTAGATGTTGGGATTGGAACCACAGGATTAGGAGCCCCCAGTCCCGCTGAAATAGATAATAATACTGCTGCAATAGATGCTTTTAGGGATAAAGAAAAAGGTTTGATGGGGGCAACTCTTGATAATATAGCACGAACAGACAAAGAGAAGGAAGTGTCAAAGAACCGGACAGCGCAATTGGAGGTAGATAAAACCCTTCTGAACAAAGTTGAAGAGATGAGGAAATCTATAAAGGATCTTCCTTGGCATTCTACCAAAAAGGGAAAAATTGCAAGAGCAATAAGAGAGATAGAAGATACAACTAGGTATAGAACTGCGTACGCGAATGTACATGGGATGTCTACGTTTGGGAAAGCAATTCTCTCATTGGCTCCTTTGGGAATGGGCTGGTGGGGGCCTAAATTATCACAACTTGCGATAGACAACGGATTTATAGATACTAGTACTATGGCGGATATAGCAAGAGACATAGAGAATAGCGTTAATAAGGCAGAGCCAATGCCAGACGCTTTAAAAAAATTCTTTGTCAGGGCAGAGCCTTGGGCAGCAAGCTTGACTAACCAACAAATTAAATACTATCTGGATAGACCGGAAGAATTAGAATGGGTTCGTAACTTATGGAGTAGCATGAACCCTACACAAGAAGAATCAATGGTTATTATTGACTAAGTGGTCATTTTTAGTGGTGTAACAACGGAGTAACAATAGGAGATACAAATGGTAGCAAATCAGATACGAGCTATGGACAGGATGTTTGAACGCATGATGGGATTCACGGGACACCGTAGCCCTCTTGCAATGGTTGAATCTACAATGGACAGGATGGAGTCGATGCTTAGCTCGATTCCGACTAATGGTGAACAATTCACGGTATGGAAGCTCACGCCTACTACATATAGGTCAGAGCTTAAAGAGGATGGTTCCATCTTGTTCAGCGTTGTAGAGAAAGGGGAATTCCCAGAAGAACTAAAAGGTCCTGATGTCAATGCCGATAAAAAGGTGTAGTCTAAAAAACGGAAACAAAGGATACAAGTGGGGTGACAAAGGAAAGTGTTATCCCACTCGTTCCCAAGCGGAGAAGCAGGCAGCTGCGGCTCATGCTTCCGGATATAAAAAGAAGTGACCTTACCGGCGATAGCGAAGGGATATTATGCTGATTCAAAAAACTCAGAGGCTGCGGTTACTTTCGCGGCTTGGGCTCAGAATGCTGAGTATAGTGAAGTTATTGATGCATATGCTGAGTGTCATAGCGATCCTAATATTGATGATACCTTTATTCGCACTCTTGGGCAGCTTGACAGGTATTATCTTGGGGTGTTTCTTTGTAATCGTCATGACATGTTGCATCCGTGGATCTATGATAGATGCCGTGATGTTGAAGCAGACAGAGATAGAAGACTGGATCTTTGGGCGAGGTTCCATTATAAAAGCTCTATAATAACATTTCTTGGTTGTGTTCAAGAGATACTTTGCAATCCAGATATAACTATAGGTATATTATCTTTCTCTTCAAAGCAGGCAAAGCCATTCCTTAGACAGGTAATGCAAGAGCTTGAAACTAATGAGAAACTAAAGCAGTTATATTCTGATATACTATATGACAAACCAAAGCAGCAAGCTCCTAAGTGGGCTGAGAATGAAGGACTTTGCGTAAAGAGAGCGTCTAATCCTAAAGAACAGACAGTAGAAGCTCATGGATTAGTAGATGGCCAGCCAACTGGCAGACATTTCCAGTTGATTATATATGATGACGTAGTAGTTCAGGAGAGTGTATCAACTCCAGAGCAGATAGCTAAGACAACCACCCAATGGGAGTTGTCATTAAACCTAGGGTCCACCCATGATCCTAGATACCAGTATGCGGGAACCAGGTATTCATACGGAGACACGTATGGTACAATACTACAGAGAGCGGCGGTAAAGCCTAGGGTACATACAGCAACCCATAATGGACAGATGGATGGTATTCCAGTATTTCTTACAGAAGAAAGATGGGAAGAGATAAAGAAGACAACATCTACATATACTGTAGCATGTCAACAACTTCTTAATCCTATTGCGGGTAGTGATGTAGCATTTAAGTCAGAGTGGTGGCGTGAATGGGAAGTAAGGCCATACACAATGAATGTGTATATATTGGTTGATCCAGCCAGCTCTAAGAAAAAAGAGTCCAACCGCACCGCTATGTGCGTTGTTGGGGTTGATGCAAACTATAATAAGTATTTGCTTGATGGTATATGCCATAGACTAAGTCTTTCAGAAAGATGGGACAGCCTAAAGAAGTTAAGAACCAAATGGAAGAGGTCTCCCGGAATAAGAGAGGTAAAAGTAGGGTACGAAAGATACGGCGCTCAAAGTGATATAGAACATTTTAAAGAAATGATGCGTATAGAGGGGAGCAGCTTTCCTGTATACGAATTAAACTGGGTTGGGGGAGGAGGGTCCCAATCTAAGAGAGATAGAATACAAAGACTAGAGCCTGATATGAAAGATGGATCTTTCTTCTGGCCTTACCCTACAGATAACAAAATGCTAACCTCTCTCCAGTTAGATGTAAAGGAAAGGAAGCAGGATTTTCTTATATCTAAAAAAGTACTATGTAAAGATGAGAATGGAAAGCTTTACGATCTTGCTAAATGGGTTAGAGATAATGAATATAATCTTTTCCCAACAATCCATCCAGATTTTTTAGATGCACTATCTAGAATCTATGATATAGATGCAACACCTCCAATTACTAGATCATATCGAAAACTGGAACCAGAAGCAGAGGCAGCTTACTAATGGCTAGAACTAGAACAATAGGTAAAAGGACATATAATTCTAGACGAGTAGCCTATAGGATGACCAACGGAAGAAAGTTTTATGAGAAACAACCAAGAGATTTCCCATATGGAGCTCTTCCTTATGTACAAAACTATTACTGGACTTCAGGATACTGTGTAGATGATTAAATATATTATTGCAGCGTTTATTCTTTCTACTACATCGGTAGGTGCTACAGAAAGACCAGATGATATGGTAGACAAACAAGTTCCTATCATGCTCCACTGTTTCCCTAGTTTTGGCAGAGTAGTTGAACTACTAGGCAAGGACTACCAAGAAGTTCCAGTGATGATGGCGCACATGAGTCCAACTACTACGATGGTATGGTTTACAAACAAGGAGAGGTCAACCTCTACACTAGTTGTAACCAAATCCTATAAAGATTCTGAATCTAGTTGCATCATGTGGAACGGTGTTAGTGAACCGGGTATGTCCTTCAGTGTAAACCCTGAACCAGACTTTCCAGAGAAAGGAACCAGTACCAATTGGAATGAAGCCTAGTGGAAGCAGCAGTGCTATTCGACATGATGTTCGGAGTCATGGTACTACTGGGTGGATTCATCTTGCGTAGGATATTCTCTTTGACTGATAGACTTGCAGCAGAGGATAGAAAGTTGCACGGAAGAATAACAGTTGTTCAAACAGAGTACGTAAGTAAGAAAGACTTTGACACAGCGGTTGATAGAATCATAGATTGTATTAACAGGCTTGAATCCAAGATGGACAAATGAATGAGAGCATCAGAACCCACAACAGCCTTTAATGAGTCATGAAGGTAACACACATGGATAAAGTTTACAATGGGAACAGTAAGTGACGGTAACGCCAGCGGCTCAAAAGCAATTAAATACTGTATTGAAATCTGGGGAGTTCTTAAGCATAGGATTAAAAGGTGGAGGCTGTGGTGGGGCTACAGTCACCTTGACGAAAGAGGATCACAAGAGTACAGACGCATTGAGCATCGAAGGAACTACCAACGTGATATTCGCAGACCAGACATCCCAAACATATTTAACAGAGGGCAGCCTTGATATAGACAACTCTATATTCAATGCTCGATTTATATTCAAACCACCTTTAGGTACAGAGTCCTGCGGATGTGGATCATCAATTAAAATTGGATAGGAGATAATTATGTGGGCAAAGTTTCAATCATTAGAACCCAAAATGAAATGGGGAATAGTAATAGCAGTGGCAGTTCTATTCGTACTGGCCGCAGTATTTGGCTCACCATCGCCATCTGTTGTGGCGCAATAGGATGTACAACGATAAAGAAAGCAACGGTAGTAGCCACGGGAGCAGCCGTGGGTGCAACTGCGGGGACTGTCTTATCGGGGGGTGTCCTTGCACCGATAGCGGGAGCCATGACGAGTGCCTTTGTGGTCGATGTGGTGACGGAGATATCTTACAGGACGGCGGTGAGTGATATGGATTGTGCACCAGACAATATATGGACAATCATGCAATCACTAGTGGAGATGGGTGGATGGGCATTACTACTGATATTTGTAGCACCAATGGTGATCGGATGGATATTACCCGGACCATTAGAAAAAAAGCGCAAGCAGTAATAGCGGCATTATTACTATCGTCAGTAGCTAATGCTGACCTACATGGTAGTAGAGCAAGTTTCTTAATGGTTGATGATAGATGGATGACGCTCAACTACTTACACCCTAACGCAGAAAAACTAAGAATGAGGGCTGCTGCATTAGCAAACGGTGATACTCATATCTACTTGTACAGTCGTAATGGCGGGGATGGATTCAACGGAGGCCCGAATTTCGATCTCTCCATTATCACTCCTCAGCCAGATTGGGAAGTGCAACTGAATACGTTGAATGACGCAGGGTTAAGTCCTGTTATGTGGCTAACACCAGACGATAGCCCAAGCATTACCTCTAAATCACTGGACGCTCAGAAGGCTCACTTCAGCGAGATCGTCCGCAGGTTTGATGACAAGGTAACAGGATATGTCACCTGCCTAGAATGTGATGAGTATTGGAGCGCCGCGACAACCAATGCGTTGGTCGCTCATTTAAAATCAATCACTGATAAACCAGTTGGAGTTCATCTAACATCTGGTATCGGTGGACACAAAGGAAACAATGAATACTATGCAAATGCTGATTATGTCTTTCTTCAGACTGGTTGGGATAAAACCCCCGCAGAGATTACTGCGATGGTTAAACAGGCGATTGCTGTCACAGGCAAGCCAGTGGTTGCGTCAGAGTATGCGAAAGAGAGTAGATCAGCAGCGGCGAGGGCATTAGGAGATGCCGCTTGTTTAGCGGGGGCCGTAGGCACAGGCACAGGAAGATCGGTAAATTTTTGCGGTCAGCGAGAACAGAAGAAGGTTCACTGGTACAAGAAGTACGAAACGGAAATGGTTGTAGCAGGGATAACAATGGTGACCCTATACGCGGTTACGCGATACGACCTGCCGCTACAGTTGAGAGCAACGGAAGACGGATATCAGATTGGCGCGGTGAAGAAGATTACCAAGAACCAGTCGATAGGTTTGAACTATAGGGATGACGGGACAGTAATAGCCCACTACAGGATTGAATTTTAATGGCTACCATAACATTACGAGAAACAAAAGGAAGCCCTCTATCTTTCGGGGAGATGGATGGTAATCTTACAAGTTTAAATGATAATAAACTTGAGATTATTGACAATCTAACTACGGCTAGTATGAATAAGGATGCAGATTATATTGCATTTGTTAATGGGGCCGGGATAAATAAAAAGGTTCTTGCTAAAAATTCTGTATTTTTTAATAGAACCCTTATTATAAAGGTTATAGCGGATACATTACCCACCTATGTTGGAAATGGTATTGCAAGAATAACCTGCCCATCTGACTTAAATAGTCTGGTACTTTCAAGTGTTGGCGCTCATGTTTATACAGCAGGAGTTACCGGAGCCACTACGATAAAAGTTTATAATGAGACTGACGGAGTGCAAATGTTGACAACCCCGATGACAATAGACTCTTCAGAAGTAGACACTAGTACAGCAGCAACTCCCGCTGTAATTGATATAGATAATGACGATATAGATACTGCCGATGTTCTCAGGTTTGACATTACAACTATATCCACTACCGCGGCTAACGGATTAGAACTAAGGTTGGAATTTAAATCTTGAGTGGATTTAAAGGATATCCCCCCTCTGTACAGATTTTAACACCAGTCCCAGATATATTTGTTGCAGTAAATTCGGACAAAGGAAAGATAAGAGATAATATAAAACATAATATCTCTTTAGGCTTGCAACAAGTTATCCCGCATGAAACACAGTGGGAAAAAGAAATATGTTTAGTGACTGGTGGACCATCATTAAAAGATACAACTGAGTTACTAAAAGAAAAGTTTGATTCAGGAACTCCAATAGTAACTGTTAATGGAACTTATAAGTATTGTATTGACAATGGAATTAGACCGTCTGCATTTGTAATGCTAGATAGTCGAGAGTTTAACAAAAAATTTATAGAGCCAACAATTGATTCATGTAAATATTTAATTGCATCTCAATGCCATCCAGAAGTATTTAAACTTTTAAAAGAAAACAATACTTGGTTATGGCACTGCGATACACAAGAAGAGAACATTGATTTATTAAGAGATCAATACGGAGAAGAGTACAAAGACTTCTTCCCAATAATGGGAGGGTCTACTGTAACACTAAGAGCCTTACATCTATTAAGATTGTTGGGGTTCCACAAGTTTGAAATTTTTGGGTTCGATAGTTGCATCATGGGTGACCATCACGCTTACTCTCAGCCGGAAAATGACAAAGAAGAAGAAATAGATTTAGTTGTAGGTGGGAAACAATTCAGGTGTACTGTAGCCCATTATCACCAAGCGAAAGAGTTTGTTCAATTAGTAGGAGTTACAGGTTCTAACTATGATATTATTGTTCACGGTGATGGACTCATATCATACATAATTAAGAACCCGTCTTCTTTGAAAATTTCTATTTAATGAGCAATATAGATCAGTATAAAAAGTTTCACTCTATGGATGACAGTCATTACTGGGGTGATATGCTTAGATATAATACTAATCAGATAGGTAGATTAGTGGAAGAGACTGAATCTAAAACACTAATGGATTTTGGTTGCGGAAAAGGCAAACAATATCTTGTTGAGGAAGAACATAAGAGTTGGGGGGTTATGCCTCACCTGTATGATCCGGGTGTAGAGGAGTTCTCTGTTCTTCCTGATACTATGTTTGATGGAGTAATATCCACGGATGTTATGGAACATATTCCAGAAGAAAGTATTCAAAGCTCACTAAATGAAATATTTAAAAGGGCAAAAAAGTTCGTGTTCTTGGCAATATCAACTAGGCCAGCAATAACAATATTACCTAATGGTGATAATGCTCATTGCACTGTCAAACCTATTGAATGGTGGCATGAACAAGTTGTTAATTCAAATGTTAAAAATGTATATACACATTTAAAAACATACGGCGATAGCAGTGGGTATAGAATGTATTATTTACCCAATGAAATTTTTATAAAACGATTGGTTATATAGGAGGCGCTTCAATGGCGGCTACAGCATGGAGTTTTTTCAATAGTTTCCGTGAGTATCTAGGAAATGGTCAGTTTGACCTTGATGGCACTGGCGTTAATTTTTTTATGGCACTTCATACAAGCGCGGCTAGTGCAAATGTTGTTAATGTAGCGTTATCAACTCAAGCCTCTCTTGCCAATGAAGTAGCCAATGGCAATGGATATGCAACTGGCGGTTTGTCAGTTAGTGCTAGAACTTGGGCATCTGCCGCTACTAACAAGTATCGGTTTGATTCTACCGCTGTAGTATGGACTGCAACTGGTGGAGATGTTAATAACGTGAAGTATGCTGTCATCTACCAGTCTGGTGGAAAACTAGTGTGCTACTCTAAGTTAACTACTTCCCAATTCAACCTGACCCAGAACAACACACTCACTGTTACTCCAAGTAGTAGCGGTGTTTTTGAACTTACGTAGGGGGTAACATGGCACTAGAAACAGCAGCATGGGTAACTCAATTCGTTGACACGAACCCTACGGCTACAGACCCTGTAAGTCAGGGCGATGATCACTTGAGGATGATCAAGACGGTTTTGAAGAACTCATTTCCCTCAACATCCACTACGGCGATTGTCCCTAATGTATCTGGACAGACAGGTAAATACTTAACTAACGATGGCACTGACACTTCATGGGGAACCGTAACAGCGGCCAGTCCCGGATTTGCCGTTGCAATGGCAATCGCACTATAGGACAAGAAAATGGCACAGGATTTTGAAAAAGTATATAAATCGCAAGTCACAACTTCAGCGCATACGTTACTAACAAGTGACTCTGATGACGCTTTGATTGGAATACGATTAACGAATATTACAACGTCTGCTGTTACTGTGGATGTGTGGATTGATGTCGCGGCTGCGGGAACTACCGCATCTGTTGTCTACATCGCGGATGACTTATCTATCCCTCCCAAGTCTTCAGTTGAACTGATACAGGGTGGAGCAAAGATTGTCATCCAGAGTACAGACTTACTCAGGATACAGGCATCGGCGGCAACTTCTATTTCAGCGTATGTTTCATACGTTGATGCTATCTCAGCGTAGGAGGAATCATGGCTGAAGAACGCAATGGCACGTTGTACATAAACAATCCTCCCGCTAAAGAAGGGTTCTTTGAAACTGCCGCAACGATAGATGGCGATTTTTTAATTGCCGATAACGCGGTTGTTGCTGGCCCAGTGACGTTTACTGGAACGGTTACAGTCACAGGAACTCTGGTGATTGTATGAGTAAGATAAATGTAAATACATGGGAGCCAGAAACTGGGACTGCCGCCACTTTGATGGCAACTGGTGATACCGTAACAGTTCCTTCTGGCGCGACTCTTGCAATAGCATCGGGTGCGACTATAGCGAACTCTGGTACTCAAACAGGTTTCGGACTCTTCTCATCTTACGCAATCATCGCAGATCAGAAAGCACAGAATACTCAGGGTGGTACATTCACATCAGGCGCATGGCGTATACGCGACTTGCAAACAGAAATCGCTGACCCTGATGGGATCGTTTCAATTGCATCAGAACAATTCACATTAGCCGCTGGAACATATCTAATAAAATGGAGCGCCCCCGCTGCGCTTGTTACAGCGCATAAATCACGCCTGTACAACGTGACTGATACAGCAACAGTTGGTGTAGGGTTGTCTGCTTACGCAAATAATACTTATTGGGGTGGTTCAACATCTTCTGGGGCCGCTAGAACAACAATTGCTGGATCGACGGTGTTTCGGATTGAGCATCAATGTGGTTCCACTCAAGCAACCTATGGGCTAGGAATCACATCAAATTTCGACACCGAACAATACACCCTAGTCGAAATCTTCAAGGAGGCGTAATGGACATCAATCTTTGCATACATCATTTAGGTCTTAACGCCAATTTTTATCGGCTGACTCAATCACCACCACCACATGAGTTCGTTGAGTGGCTAGGTTCTGACCCGCAACCAACACAAGCGGAATTAGAAACCGCATGGGCAGCAATTGAGGCTGATCCAGACTATCAAGCCTTTCTCGCTGATCCGACAGTGGGGTATCCGAAATGAGTAGCGAAGTCAAAGCAAATAAATGGTCGCCCGGTACAGGCGTTGCGGGAACCTTGGGAGATTCGGGCGATACTTTTACCGTGCCATCAGGCGCGACTCTGGCAGTAGCATCTGGTGCAACACTCGACATCAACGGCACTGCTGACTTTACTGGCTCAACGGTTACAGGTTTGTCAGCAGGGAAGGTGTTGCAAGTAGTAACTGCTGAAAAAACAGATACATTTTCACACAATTCGGCTACTTGGGTTGATGTGACGGATTTGTCAGTCACCCTGACACCCGCGTCAACGTCCTCAAAGATTCTATTGTTGTCGTCAATCTCCTTTGGAACGAATGGAACAAGCGGGTATGTCTATTTTCGGTTTCATTCCAGCGCGGCTAGTGGTGCAGTTTTTATAGGGGATACAGATGGAAGCAGAGCAAGGGTAAGTTGGGGTGGCGCAGAAAATACCGGTGCCGCTATTATGGGAAATGCTCATTTAAGTTACGTGGATTCCCCATCAACGGCAAGTGCTGTTACTTATAAATTGCAAATCTACGATCAAGGTGTCGGCGCAATCTCTTATGTAAACAGACCCCATTCAGATGTTGATAATGCGTCTTATACAAGGGGAGCGTCATCTATAACTGCATTGGAGATTGGCGCATGAACCATCAAGCAATATACAACACTCATCCTACTGTCGTTTCCATTGATGATGGCAAAGGCGCGATGGATGCAAACGGCAATCCTGTTGCGATAGATCAATCACTGATAGATGCCGAAGTCGCACGACTCCAAGCAGAACAAGCCGCAACCCAATACCAACGTGACCGCGCCGCCGCTTATGCCTCCATTGGCGATCAACTCGATATGCAGTATTGGGATGCGCTCAACGACACAACGACATGGGCTGACCATGTGGCAGAGATCAAAGCGAGGTTCCCTAAATGAGTGAAGTAAAAGTAAACGCCATTAGTCCTCGCAGCGGGACGGACATATCTTTCGCAGATAACGTATTACTACGCCCGGAGATCAAGGACTACGCGGAATCTGTAAACGCTATCGGTGCAACTGGTGGCGGCACACAGGATATAGACCTGACGCTGGGCAATGTAGTCACGGCTACCGTAGACACATCAGCCAACACCTTTACGTTCAGCAATCCACCCGCAACTGGCAAGTCTGGATCGTTCACTTTGATCCTGACCAACGGTGGAAGTCAGACGGTGAACTGGCCCGGAGCAGTAGATTGGGCTGGAGGCACTGCACCCACCCTAACGACTGCTGGGATTGATGTGATCACCTTTACGACTATTGACGCTGGCACTATCTGGTATGGATTTGCCGCTGGCTTGGCGATGGCCTAATGCCATTAGGTGCTAACAAAATAGCCCTATTCGCTGCATCAGCGGGTGGTTTTTCAGCAAGCGGTGGCACTGAAACCACCTATGATTCTGGCGGCACAACTTACATGGTGCATACGTTCACTACATCAGGCACGTTCACCATTGAAGGTGGCTCAGGAGATGTAGACATACTAATGATTGCTGGGGCAGGCGGCGCTGCTGGCGGCACTGGCAACATCAATAAAGGCGGTGGTGGCGGTGGAGCAGGTGGTCAACTGGAAGGTTCAGCCATTGAAATGACTGCGGGTGACTATACGATCACCATCGGCGGCGGCGGCGGCCAATATACAAACGGCAGTGCCTCCACGATAGTAGAAACAACTTGGGGAACTGCAACGGCAGTTGGCGGTGGAGGCGGCCCACATGGGCCAGCAGACGGCAACAGTGGCGGTTCTGGCGGTGGCGCGGCAGGAAGAAGCG